TGTTTGGCTTCGATTATCCAGCAAGAACAATTCAACCACCAAAAACCATTTCAGCAGTAGAAAATTTAGCAGTAAGTATTGGTCAATCTCAATCTCAACGAATGGCATTAGATCCATTTTCTTTACATCATCTTCCTGACGAAATAGCCGGAGAATCAATTGATTCTATGAATTTAATGCGAATAGCGAAGATGCCGATGTTATTATCTCAGTTTGCTTTTTCAGGAAGTAGTCCAATAGATAGTTTATTATTTTCAACACCAGTAACACCAACAGTTAGCGCAATTAAAAATGGTTTCTTTAGAAGAACTTATTTATCAGCAGTAGCAAATGCCTTCACTTATTGGAGTGGTGGTATCAATTTTGATATCGAAGTAATAGCCACTCGATTCCACTCAGGTAAATTATTATTTGCATTTGTTCCAAACGATGTAGCAATTCCAACTTATACTCAAGCAGCAACATCATTACCTAATATTATCATAGATATTCAACAAACCTCATCTACTCGTTTTAAAATTCCTTATGTTTCATCCACATCACTTAAAAATTGTCAACGTCAATTAACTTTTTCAGAAACAGGTTTTACAGATTTAACATATGAAGATTCAACAATAGGTACATTAGTATGTTATGTACAAAACACATTAGCTTATGCCTCAAACGTTTCACCACAAGTAGAAATTAATATGTATATATCAGCAGGTGACGATTTTAGTTTATATGTTCCATGCAAACCTTTATTAGATAAAACTTTTACACCAACATCGGAACGTACAGTAGTAGCAACATCAAATCAAATAGGTATAGATACAAACAAAAATAATGACGTTCAAACAAATTCAGTATTAGCAAAAGGTTCTGGCCAAAGTATTCCTCGTTCACACTTTGGAGAGAATTATTCATTAATAGATATAATTAGAAGATTTAATTTTTATAATAGTTTTAATATAGATTTAACAACTCCGGAGCAAATTCCAGTTACTCCTGATTATCTTTTTCTTTCAGCAAATACAACAATTTTAGATAATTATCCAATGATTTCTTATTTTTCTTCATTATATTCATGTTTTAGTGGTACTATTAGATATAAAATTATTCCCTCATCTAATCGTACAGATAGATTATCACTTTTAGTTAGTCATTTACCATCACTTTCTTTAATTAACAATTTCTTCGAACCTGAAGCAGCGTTACCATCTCCTTATCAAGGTATTGCAACTTTATTAACGCAAACTCAACAAGATGCAGCAATCGAGTTCGAAGTTCCTTATTATAGTAAATTTAATATGTTAGTTATGTATCAACCAGATGCAGATTATGCTTTTAACGGTCTGGTTTCAATTTCAACTAAAGGTACATTATCAGATTCTTTAACTACATTGCCTTTAGATCTTTATATAGCAGCCGGTGAAGATTTCCGTTTTATTTATCTTCGCCCCTTAGGAGCTGATTCAACTAATATAGCTTATTCAGTAACAACTCTTTAAAAATATCTAAACGAAACGTAATTAATGCGACAAACATTAGTTAAAACGTTGAAATTCTTTCCTTTGTCACTCGTCATTGAACCCCTTAATTCTTTGTTATTACTTTTAAATCATCATTTCACCCCTCTAAATTTTCAGGTTGAACGCGTTTAGGTAAGTCTGGACAACCGATTATGTGAGACGTAACTGCCCTCATGTAATTTGTGCTTGTCTTCGGCCCCTATCCTGCAACTACCTTTATCTTATTATCAAAGTCTTTAGTCAATTCCTGTGTACACCTCCAAAGGGTGCCTTAGTGCAGACGAGATCTGTTTACGTTCGAGAACAACCATGTACTTGGGATTTTCCGCCTGATAACGTAACAAGAGATCGCTAAAGATAGAGAAATAAGGTATAAATGAGATAGTAATAATATATGAAATTAAGCTTAGTAAATGGATACCGCGAGATGCCTATATCTATAAATAGGAGAAGCTTAGTGGAAAACGGCTTATAATAGTTTTCTGACACCTCGATAGAATTGGTGTTAAAATAATTCTATACACTTTTGGGATATAGTGTTAAAACAATCCTCTCATTCCACACTGAAAGTGGAATTCAAATACTTTCAGACACTGTTTTTATAATTTCGTGTAAAACAAAAATTATAACACTTTGTGAAGTAGTGTTAAAATAATTCTCAAAAACCCAATGACAAAATGTATAACTTTTTAATTTCGCGTAGCAGTTCTTTCACCTCATCATCATCATCCTCATATGATTCAAATGACAATTGTTCATCTTCTGATGGACAAGGTTCTTGTTTATTCAAATCGGTTTTCAAATTTTCAAATCCTGGATTAATTTATGGTAGATACTTTAGAGAAACTACTTTCGATCCTGATCGCAGGTTCGACGAATTATATCCAGATGCAATCACTG